AAAATTCATTCATCATTTTGTAACACTCACAACAGTAAGAGTAGTGTTATCAAAGCTTGCAGATGGTGAGGGTGGTGACGTAAATGTTTATAGTTCCTTTAAAGATGGGGATGATATGACATTTATTATAAAAAAAATACAAGAAACTAGGTGTAGAAAACTAAAAAAAGAAGAGATCCAACTGTTAATAGATGATTTGGTTGAAGAAGCCCTATTAGGTGGTAATATCATAAACGATAGTTTTAGATAGAGTTATATAGGTATAAAAAAACAATAACCCATGTGTAATGGTATTTGTCAGCGTTTCAGAAAACGAAAATTAGGAAAAAATCATTACTGCCAAAAATGTGCAAGATTCATACCTGTTGAAAACCTCACTAGAGAGAGAAAAACCAATGGTAGGATGCGTTGTGGATGTTGTAATGGATTGGTACGTAATAAAACAAGAGTATATGTGTCAGCTTAATAACCAACTATATTATCATTTCTTCTATTAGTTATATCTTCTATATCTACACCAACAAAACTAACTTTTCTAAATCGTGATACTGGATATCTGAATTGTTTTATTCTTCCCTCAGTAACTCTATCATGAACTTCTGAACTGAAAAATTTTCTTGATTGACCAGTATGACCATGAAAGTCATTATGTCTCATTTGAACGATTTTATCAGGATAATACACCATTAATATCATATGTGCCAATTCATGACAAATTACACTCATGTTTTGTAAAGTTATTAGATTATTTGTACTATCTGTTACATAACAAATTATCTTTTCTTTCATTGTAACTCCATGTGGTATAGAAAAATCTAACTCCTCTGCTCTAGAATCATTAGAATAGTAAGATGAATCGTAGTCAGTTGTTGGCTTTATAGCAATTTCCCATAAATCTTGTTTCATATACCTCGTGTAGTCTTTATAGTGATAATGATTATAAATATACTTCAAAATGAGTTTTTGATAGAGTGACTCATCTATATTTGTGGTAGTAAAATTTATGTTCATAAACTTCAATTGTAGATGTTTTTTTTATACTTTTCGGTCATATGTACAAAAATTCTTCTGAAAATGAAAGAACGAGTCATTGATACACCTGTATAAAAAACACTTATCATTAAAGCTGTGGTTATAACTCTGTTTGCTATATCATCAACAAATAATGGTAAAAAGAATAGATTCAAAGAAAAAGCTATTAGAGAACCACTACCAACACTAAATATAGTCTCTATGAGAGAGTCTCTTTTCGTTTGTGACATTACCAGACAGTTCCCTTATCACTACAATCCATATGGGCTCCACAATTAGGGCATCTTAAATGACATGGTTGTAACTCTTCCATTAAATGCCCACACTGTTCACAGACTTCACTAGTGGTTTTTCCCTTACTAACCATACCATTTATAAATGAATCGGTTATATAATGTTTTTTAATTGAAATACTGTCTCACTCTTGCTATAATAGCAACAGTTACGCCTAATAACGGAACTACTTCAAGTAAATCTATTCCATATAACAGAAAATCTGTGACTGGGTGTGCCCCAAATAACCCAACACTACCGTCAAAAAAGCACTCTGCTGCAGAAATCGTGTGTGGAATTTGGAGATATAATATAATGGCACTGAGGGCTAAAGACTCTGTTAAATGTCTCTCATACCAATCCAAAAATCTAGTTATAAACATATATTCTTACTAAAACTTTATTATTTATCCTTTTCGATATATAATATGGGATTGAAAGTGGACTTTAAGGTGAAACATGATGATAATAGAGGAATATATTATTCAGAAACAGAGAGATGTGTTATCTATCTTCCAAATCATGAAACACTTGAAGATATATATAAAACTATAACACATGAATTAATTCATTTCTGTTTAGATAAGAACCATGAAAATGAAAACATGGATGAAGATATGGAAGAACGTTTAATATTCTGTACACAGTGGGCAGAAGAATCACTTTAAGATTCTATATACGTAATTGCTTCTATACCACTTGCTAACTTTATATCTATTTTTTTATAAAGATTGGACTCATATCTATCAAGAAGATTTAAATCATGATCTGTTACATCCAAAACAACTCCATTCACACTATCACCTGTGTGTTTTTTAATTGTTGGGTAAACTTTAAAGATAGTATGAGGTTTTTTACTATAATCAAGTAAAGTATCTTCTCTACATGATACTTCTCTTCCCAATACCCCCTTCTGTATGCCTTTATCTATCAATGTACCATACACAAATAATTTTTTCATAGTAATTGAGCCTTCCTTAAATAAGTTGAAACCTCTTCGATTGATTTTTCGTTAACTACATCTTTCCATAGATTAGGACACTCCTTATACCATAAATCCACCACAATACACCCATTCCATTCCAACATCTGCTTCTGAACAATGTCTTGACTTGTTTTCAACACACTATCATGATGTTTATCTTGAACACGAATAACTATTGGTTGTTTGGTTGTTCTAAATATGACTATATCAAGTGTTTCTTTTGTTTGTCTCTCAGATAATGTATCATGAAAATCAGGTTTCATTAGTTTTGAAAACAAATACTGTATTTTATATTCACACTCATCACCGAATATGCTTTTTAGTATTTTTAACGCACCTCTTTCCCCCTCTCCTACAAACCTTTCGTCCACTTGGTTTTCTTGGTGTTTTTCTTGATCGCCCATCATTTCTACTCTCACTTGCTAACTTAATAAGCCTTTCGTAGTTCTCTTTTGTAAACATCTTAAGTCTTTCAACTGAAGTATGATGTTTTTTACAAAGTAGGGCAAATCTATTTGGGTCTTTTTTTATTATTGGTAAAACGTATTCATTATATGCGTATGTGTTTTTAAAATCAGAATAAATTTTATCACTATCAGTGTATTGTTTATGGTGAAAAACAAAATACTTACCATACTTTCTATGACAAACTGCACATTTTAAATCAAACTGTGGCATTGCAGCCACATCACGTTTAGCCTTATCTACAATGTCTTTTTTACTCATTCAGTATTAACAATACCTTTCACAGTTAATATATACTCTGCATCAGCTTGTGCGTGTTCAGGACTATCTACCATTCTTGCAAGTCTTTTTTTACCTGACTTTTTAAAGTATATTCTATATGTTGAAGCATGAGCAACAACGTTACCACCAATAGGTTTAATAGGATCACCAAACATCATTGCTGGATCTGATTGTACTTGGTTTGTAAACACAACAGGGCATCTAAAATAGAATGAAATATTCTTAATATGTGTCATTAGTCGTGCTATCTGCATCTGTCTATCTGCCAATGTACCTCTCCCAAGATATTCTTCTCTAAACTGACCAATAGCACCATCAAGTACAACTAGCTTTGGTTTTTTTTCTAAAAGAATAGGTGATAGTGAATTTATAGTTCCCAACAACTGTTCTGTGTTTGGACAATAAAGGTATGTTATATTATTTAGTTTTTCTTTTGCTTCTTCCTCAGTTATCTCTTCCCTAGCAACCAACATTTGTATGATACGTCTTGGTTTGAATGTATCTTCACAGTCTATCCATATAACAGTGCCACCATCTTTTATGGCTTCACAAGCTAATGAGTTACAAAACTGTGTCTTTCCAGCACCAAACTCACCATATACCTCATAAGTTGCCTCTGGTTTAACACCACCACCCATCAAATTATCTACCTCAACACACTGTGTTGCCAAAGTTGGTAGTTGATCATGATAGTCCAACAATTCACTAACATCCATGTCAGCTTTTCTAATTAAATCATTATCCTCCAATAGTTTCTGTGCTTTAAACACCCAAGTGTCTGTTGTGGCTTTACTAACACTTGTTATCTCTGATACTTCTCTTGAACCTCGTACACATATATCAATAATATTTGCAACACCAAATGCTTCTAACTTCTTCTGTGTTATAGCACCAACACCCTCTAACTGTGATACTGAGAGGTCTAACTCTGGTTTATCTATCTCTGCTTCAACTGTTTCTACATCTGGTGTTTCTGGAGCTGTATCATTCAAGTCAGCAGAAGGAACATCATCTTCTAGTATTTTTTCTTTCTTTTTTACCATTTTATCATCATATACGTTTATAGCTTCCATCTTTATTCAGTTTTATAACATTATTGTTCTCCCATCTATCTATTAAACGTTTGGTTTCATCTTCACTCATACCACATTCCAAAAGTGTTTTTTGAAATACATTAAGTCTAACATTACCATTTGCATCTTTGCATCCATTCCAAATTGATAATAAGTCATGTTGTTTTGTGTTCTTTTTATCAAAATATATCTGTTGTTGTACAGATTGTTTGTCCAAAGATTGACCAAAACCCTCATACATTATTTTTATGAGTCTCTCAACACTCTGAACATCATCAATTGTAACTGATTCCTTTAAGTTTAATTTGGCGTAAGCCATTGACATTCTCACTAAAGCTTCCAACTGTCTAATGCCAACAGGCATTTTAGATTCTGAACTTGAGTTCCTCATCTGCTCATATATTTCCAATAGTTTGCTTTTTGATTCATTTAATAGCTTTGGTTTTAAAGACCTTGCATAATTAAGAAACGCCATGAGTTGAACGTCTGTTAGGTATGAGGAAACTATACCATTAGTAAAAGAATCCAAGATGTGAGTGGCTTTCTTTATGTCTTCTGTCCTATGAACCTTATCTCTAATTAACCATATCATATCAAATCTTGAAAGTAGTGGTGCTGGAACATCAATGTTGTCCCTTAAAGTTATATCACTATCATATATACCATACTTTGGATTTGCTGCAGCCAGTATAGCTGTTCTTGTTGGTAATGTCATTTGTATTCCTGCCTTTGCTATACTAACAGTCTGTTGTTCCATAGCTTCATGCATGGAAGAACGATCATCTTTATTCATTTTATCAAACTCATCAATAAATGCGAAACCATTATTACAAATAGGTAACACACCAGCCTGTGCAACAAGTCTTCCATCAGGCATCTTAACCATACCAATTGTTAAACCAGCAGCACTTGAACCTCTACCACTAGTATAGATGGATCTCTGAGTTACCTTTTGTGCAAATTTCAATAGTTCTGATTTTGCCATACTTGGGTCACCAACTAATAATGTGTTTATATCTCCACGTTTGTTTGTCTTTACACCACCAACCAATTCAAGTAATATTGCAAGTTTTACATCACCATATCCATATATGTTTGGAGCAAATGAACCAACCAAATCAGATATGAATGACTCTTTACTTGTGTCCTCAATTAGTTTCTTCAGTTCATCTTTTGATGGAATTATTGGATTTTGCTCTTCTAAATCATCTAAACAAAGAATGTCAATGAATACATCATTTTCACTTTCCTTCAAGTCCACAAGACTTCTAAACAAGCCTGTGATTAATTTCCTCTGACCGACAAAAGATGTTCTTATATTTCTTCCAATCAATTTACCTGTCAAAATAACAGGTGAATTATTTTTTGATTCATCCATAAATTCTTGCATTAATATGGTCTGAACATCATCTGTAACTACTGTTGTGCTGTCAACCTCTGTTTTTGCTCTTCTGCATGGAACATTTAAACAATATGGAACTGAAATTTTTCTATCTATATTGCACTCTATATAGTAACCAGAATTACAAGAAGGGCAGACAAATGTGGCGTTTTTAATATAAGTTTTTGGTGAATCTATTGCTATTATTTGACACTTGAATGTGACTGTTGTATTCTCATGTTTTGATGTTATGTCATGCATACTCATGACATTTCCAGAAACTGGTTTTATGACTAGATCATTATATGCAGATTTTATTATCTCATATTTGGATTTACCTCTCTTTGATGTAATAACCTGTATAATAGATTTTCTTAAAACATCTAAAAATTGTTGAGGACTATCTGAATACAAACTTAAAAATGGTTCAACTGTTGTATCTACACAGAAAGTAGAATTTGGTCTCAACCCATCAATTACATCAACATAGCTGGTTTTGTATAATTCATCACATATCATCTCAACTTGTGCTGATTCAGTCATATCATCTAATGTAATCATAGTCTTTTTGATACCTCCTTTCGAACACAGTTTTGTAACTGAGTTAATCGTTCTTGAAGTTTCAACAAATCATCATTTGATAGGCTTGAAACACACATATTCCATTTGTCTATGGTTGCTAATATCATTGGAAATTTAGAAGATACTACAACAGAATCATATTCTGTTATTTTAGAGTTTTTTGATGAGTGATTTCTAACATATTCATCTACAGCCATTGCTAAAAGTAAACTAAATGATAGGTGTGATGGTCTCATTCTCTCTAATGATTCGAATATTGGCTTTGTTTTTATTCCTACAGATATTGTAGTAGTTTTCTTAAAGTTCATAAAGGTAATTTGTGGTTCAATTATATAAAGCTAATTAATTATAATAACTAATAGTTAAGCAACCTACTGCTATAAAGAAAAAAGCTAATTAAGTTAAGTAACCTAAGTAAGAAATTTTGTTAATTAACATTTAATTAAGGTAAAAAGGGAAGTTAAGTTACTTAAGTTAGTTAACTAATTTATACGTTTACGTGTAGATCAGGCTTAACATCCCTCTCCACAAAACCATTTATAAAACCCTGAACCTTTGTAGAATCAACTATTGTCTCTTTTTCTTCGCCTTTTGAATTTTTCCAAGAAATTTTAATGAACATAGAAACATCTACTCAATATGAGTATATAATTATTTCTAATTATAAATGCTTTTATAATCTTTTGAAAACTCTACATCTACTTCTTGCATTACTTTTAAACTTTATTGTTGCGAACTCTGATTCAAAAAAACCTTCTTCTTCAAGGTCTTTCAAATAAGCCAAAGCTCTTCTAACATGAATACCTATACCCTCTGATATGATTGCTGCAGTTGTACTTTGACCTTTCGGAACAGATTCACATATTCTATCTTTTGCTGATTTTACAACTAAAAAGTCTTCATTCCCCTCAAGTGTCAGTTTATATGATTTTTTCATGGATAACTCCATTTCTTTTGTTTAAAACAATTCATACACATTTCTAATCCTACCTTTAAACATTCTACGTGACATTTCTCACCACAGTTTTTACACTTGGTCAAATATGTCTCACCAAAGGTTTCAAATCAATTTTTGCAATATGTTTGTTTACTAAGATTTCACCATTTGGCTCTATAATAAATTCCACAGATCCTATATCAGGTGTTGTACCTGCTACACCACCACGAAATAGATGGCTATCTGGAAACTTCCATGCTGGTGTTGAAACACCATGTGTATTTACAAACTCAACATGAACAAAATAATGTACGTGACTTCTTACAACAACATCTGCTGAATGTAATTTGTCTTTTTCAAAATGCATACCAGCTAATTCTCTTGCTATTGCTGTGGTTCTATATGCTGCCCACTTGTTAAATCCAACATGGTGTGCAAAGTTAAACATCTTACCATAACACTCTATAAAAGCATAATTATCAGTTGCTCCTTGACCACCATATGATTTATACCTCATAGCACCCATTCTGTTTGCCATGACTTCTTCAAAGTTTGTTCCATCTATTTGAACGTGATAACCAGAACCTCTAATAAATAATAATTTATCATATTTAATATCTCTAATTAATTTCTCAGCATCTCTCATTTGATCTTCAATGTTTGTAGTCCAAGATTGTTGACCAAGTTGTTTTTTATTTGCACCATCCATTGGTTCTCCATTTATTACCAATAAATCTGCTTTTTTAGACATAGAATCATTGCAATCATACCAAGCATCATTCAAAACTAGTTGAAGTTTGTTTGGTTTGATCACAGTGTCTATCTCTGACACATAAGGTTCTTTGCTGCAAACAGCTGTTGATGATCCGTCATGTACATCGCTACGGACTTCAATAGTTTTTGAAGACTTACTACGACCTTTAAGTGACATGGTTACTCTAGTATGGACTACTATATAATGTTATTGATTCTCTTATAATTTTTATAATGTGAATCTGATTTCCAACTCTCAAGGTTAACACCTTTTAAACCACAATGTAAGAACATATAATCCAAAGTTGTTAAAATTTCTTTATTAGGATGATATGCTTTTATATGTGCTTTATAATCCTTTTCACTTCTACAAAGACCAAAGTTTGACTCTTTACAATACTCACAAAGAATTATAGTTTCTATTTTCTTTTCAATCTGTATGTTATTTCTTAAACACCATTTACCTTCTTTGGTTTTATGATCTTCAAGTTGCCATTTTTTTGTCTTTTCATGATGTTTTTTATTCCACTCTAATCTTCCAGTGCCACATCTTCTACATATTTTACTCATAATAATAAAAAAAGGAAGAGGTTATCCCTCTGGTTTTATGGTTTCCAATGCTAACATTGGGTTACCACTTGGTTCTGCGATTCTTTCGACTACCTGAGCATCTAATCCATCGGAAGCATCTATTGTTACACATTTTGCAACTTGTTCTGACCACCATCCGTTAGGTTTTCCCTGACCAACGATTGTCTTTGCATATGTATATCTTAATCCGTCCGTGGTTTCAACTTCTACTAAGTCAGAGTCAAACTTTGCACTATGCTTTAGTTTAAATCCTTGGATTGTTATCTTATCTCCTTTTACTAAAGGTGAGGATTCTTCTCTCTGCTCAGGGTCTAATACCTTTGAGATATTCATTGTATAATTGTAGTTGGTTCTATTATATAACCTTATTCTTTTACCATTTGTATTAGTGACATTAGTTGATCCATCATCTTTGATCTAATTTGACCAAACCTATCACCTGTAACATCTTCACTTGGATAAATAGACTTTGTTTTATGGTGTGCTACTAGGAAGAATTGATCCCAATACTCTGTGATTTTTTTAACTTCATCACTAACTTCAACATCAGGTAGTTTTGTAATTATTGGTGTTTTACCATAATACCCACCTGATAATGTTGTTTGACCCCCCTTAAATGGAGTAAATGTGCCACCCTGACCATCAAAACATTCTTTATCTCTACAAATAGCTTTAGGTTCTTTCTGGTAAAAAATGTCTTCGCCTACACTCCACTCTTCACCACAAATTTTACAAAGTCCTTCATACTTTGCTTTTATTTTTGTGCCCATTAAACTTATAAAAAGGTTGGGTTTTATAAGTGTTATGGATATCGTTGAAAAAACCATATGGATAGTATTGATAGTATCATTAGTGTGTTTTTTTAGCACTGTATCAGCTTATGGTCAATACCCTGAAATTGGGGATAAGTATGAAACACTTGGGGTCAGACACTCTACAAATCCACAAGTATGTTTGTTTGAACCTGATCCAAGTAGGGTAGATCCTTTCTATTGGAGTGATGTTCAATATCAGTCTTGGAAAGCTCTTTTAGATTGGCAAATAGCAATGACTGAATTTGCACCTGAAGGTGACTGGTCAATGGTTATACATAATACAGTTCCTTTTGAAGAACATGAAAATAAAACACCTGATGAGTATAGACACTGTACTGTTTTCTTAACATATGAGATTGAGAATACTAAGGAAGATAGTAAAGCATTAGGTAAAACAGGTATTGATTTTAGAAAGAGTTCACATAAGTTTTTCTACATAACAGTTTTCTTACATCATGTACAACATAATAATATAGTATTAGATTTAAACAATGCAAAGACAAACCCTGAAACAGGTCTTGCTGAATTCACAATTAATTTAGAAAAGAAAGAATTACCTCTAAACTCAATCTATAATATTGTCCTTCATGAGTTTGGACATGGGTTGGGTTTAAGACATTATGAAGCTGGTGAATTCCCTGAACCTCAAGGATTTGCACATCTACGTTCAGCTATGACACCATCATTAGATCCTTTCAAAATGGATCAAGAATTTACAATAACTATTACAGATAAATTCATGATGGTACAGATATATGGTATGGATGGTTATGGTAACCCACAACCTATCATAATACCAGATTATTGTTTATTTACAGGTAATGGCACAAGGTCTGCAGGGTGTTTTTAAGGAAAACCTTATATAATAATTTATATCTGATATAGTATGGCAAGGCGAAAAATTGGTAATTCACATACAACGATTTGTGTCACATGGAACGATAAAGAATTATTCAGAAAATTTGCACAATTTGTGAAGGAGACAAAGACAGGTAAATTGTATGAAAGTGACTCCGTTTTATTTCATAAAATGTTAGATCATTTTGAAAAAGAACATAAAAAGAGTGAATTATCCACCACAACGTACCCTAGTAAAACTCCTTAATCCTTATTTTTTGCACAGTAAAGTTTTCTACATAAAGGTGAACAATAAATTCTTTGTCTTCCTTTATATCTCCAAGGTAATACAGCACCACATTCTATGCAGTTATGTGTATCGTCTTTTCGCATAAGTTATGTATTTAAAGGTATTATTTAAAGGTTTAAATTTTTCAATCTGTCTGCAATATCATCTGATTTTTTCTTCTGCCCTTGTGATCTTTTCCATTTCTTAAACATGGCTTCTTTGCCTTTATCATCAGATGTTTCATATTTGCGTTTTGCCCCACCTTTCAGTCCTTTTTTAAATGAATCACTTTCACTTTGTTTATCTGATTCTGTTTTTCTGTATGCTTCTATTCTTTTTTGTCTGCCTACTTCCATTTCTTCTTCTGTTCTTCCACTTTGTGACTCTGCTCTATTCTGACCCCTTCCATCTAGTTTATCAAAAATTTGTTTTCCTTTACTACCTATTAGTTTTTTTCTGTCAGCACTAACTCCAGCATTACCTATTTTATCACCAGTAAATCTTTCTGTGTCTCTTTTACGTTCTTTTTCTGCAACTTGTTTGTCCCACGCTGGTACTGTTTCTGTGATTTTTTTACCTGTTTTTGGATTTGTCACCTCTCTTTTGGTGTCTCTAATTGTTCTTCGTTGTCTTATGTTTGCTCTTATTTCTGAAAGCCTACTATCTTTTGTTCCAATTGGATCTATTTTTTCATTATTTTGTTGTTTTTTTGGAACTCTTGCTCCACCTTCTGATAATGTACCACCATCTTTTCTTGGTATAAATTTTCTTGGTGTTTTTTTATTTGGTAAATCTTTTGAAGGGGTAGTAGGTATTTTAGTTCTAGGGTTGTTGTTTTGTTCTTTAATGTCTCTAGTATCTGATATAGGGTTTCTTAATCTTTCTTTAATCTCTTCAGGTTGATTATGCCAAGCATCTGTTTCTCCAGCCAGTTCACGATCTTTTCTAACACTTCTTCTTAATCTTGATACTTTTACAAGTGTTTTTAATATTTGAATTGATTTTGTACTATACATATCGTAACCTTCTTCATCACCACCAATTGGTTTACTTCTTTCTTCAACTTGTGTTGAAACAGGCTTTTCATTTGTAACTCTTGCTTCTTCTGGTAACTTTGCCCAAGGGTCTGTTTTTGGTTTAATATCTTTTTTTGGAGTTTTTAACTGTGCTGATCTGTGGGCATTAATTTCTTTTTCATGTCGTTCAATAGCATCTTGTGGTGGAACCACACGTTGTGTGTTACCTTTATTATCTTTTTGATCTTTTGGTAGATGTAAGTTTGGAACTGATCTTTTTCCTTCTCGTTTTTGTTGGTTTTCCACATTCTCTGTCTCTTGTTTTGCGTTTGCATCAGATATGGATTGTCTTCTTTTTGCTTCTTCCACTTTACTTCCAAGTCTTTTAATGTTTTTTTCATTAACTTCATTATTTTCATATCTAGTTTTACCTGTTTCTGGATCTTTTCCTTTTGGGAAATTCCTTATAGTTGCACTTGCTTTGCTTCCTCCACCCCTTGCCGATGATGTTCCTCTAGATGGATGTTCATCAGATTCTCTATTTAATTGATAAGTAGTATCTTTGGTTTCTTTACCTCTTCGCTTATCATCAGTTCTTTCTTTTAAATCTTCCATACGATATTGTTCTGCACCTCTTTCTTGTCTTCTTTTTGCTTCTGGGTCATTTCTTGACTCTTTAGTTTCTCTTAGTGCTCTTTCATGATCAGTTTCTTTTTTTCGTTTAGCTTCTTTCTTACCTGATTTAGGTTTCTTCTCACTATTTATCGTTTCAGCACTTTCAAATCTTTCTAAAGCATCTTTGTCTTTTTTATAAGTTAATCGCCAAGAACTATTTGTTATATCTGGTATTCCAACAACCATGATTACTCATCTTTCTCTTGGTCTCTGTATCTTCCTTTTGAATCAGAATACCTTGGATTATAAACACCTGCTGTTTCTGTTGAAGTCACACCACTGTTACCAGCACCGTCACCTTCTTTAAATTTAAAAGATGTACTTCCATGCTGGTTGCTTCCAACCGTGTCCCTTTTTGGTCTTTTTGGGTCTTGATTTGTTCTACCACTTTCTTTTGGATCTTGAAGTTGTCCTTGTTTTCTTGATGGCTCATCACCTAATACTCTTGATCTTGGTGTTTGTCTATCAGCTCTATCTCTAATATTTTGTCTAACTTTTTCCCCATGTTTTCTTTCCCTTTCTCTATGATTTCTTCCTCTTTCTTGTATTCTTTTTTGATCTTGTTCATACTTACTTGACATTTGTCCTTCATAGTCTTTTGGAAGAAAGCTTTGCAAATTTGCTTTTAAATCGGCAGCGGTTGGTTGATCATCTGTATATAATTCTGGAGTTGTTGCTCTGTTACCACGACCTCGTTGTAAAGTTGATTTTGGTTCTTTAATAGTTGTGTTTTCTGGTTTGTTACCTAAGTCTCCACCTGTAAATTTATTTAACCATAATTCCCATGCTTTTAAAACTTTTTGTTTTTTTGGTGGTGGTACACTTCCTAATGTTCCATACACTTTCTTATCAGCTTCTCTCTTTTTATCTCGTTTTGCAAATATCTCTTTCTGGTTTTCTTCTGCTGCTACGTAATCATACTTTTTTTTTTCCAGCCATAGTTGCCATGTCTTTATAACTCCACCTGCTGCTTGGTGTGCTTCGGCAGTTATTGGTTTGCCTTTATCATCAAAGTATTTAGTGTCTTTCGTAGGCTTTGCCCTTGGTTTTCCAGCCCCACTGGTTGCTTCAATTGAACTTGCCATAGTTTCTCCACCACCGACACTTGGATTATTAACAAATTTATTACCACCTTGTCCATATTTGTTTATGTAAGTTTTATTTTTATCATCTTTACCACCTGTTTTTCTCCAATCTTCTTGCATTGCATCTTCGTCTTTATGTGATTCTTCTATACCGTTGTTTTTATCTACGGTTGGTTTTTCTTTTTCATGTTTAAACTCTTCTTTCTTATCATCATCTGATTCACCTTCATAGTCTTCATCTGCATCAAAAGGGATTTTTGTTGAAACACCTGCTCTATTTCCACCTATTTGACCATGTGTTGATTCTTCCAAGTTTGATTTAACTATAACGTCTTTCAATTCTTTTGGTAAATCTTCCCAAGTCTTAGATAAGAACATAGGACTATATGCTCTTGCTTTATTTAGCTCAAGGGTTCTTTCCTCCATACTCATATCATTCCATGTTTTATTAGTTAGTATATCTTTAACAAAAAACGTATCATTTATATGAATTTCATCAACACTTCCACCCTCTTTTAAAACTGAAAGGTATGCATTGTTCATCTTTACAACAGTTCCACGTCCCTCATTACCATTTATATAATAATGTATATTGTCTCCTATTCTCGTATGTGTTATTTTATTTAAGTCGTCCATCACTATCTTTTATCTGTGTCTGTTTGTATATAAGGTTTACCGTCTTTTTTTGTTTCCTCAGGTTTAGATTCTAATGAAAAGTCGTCTGTTGTTGTTTGTAATTTTTTAGCATCTTCCATACCTGTTTCATGTGGGTTACCATATCTTGCATCTCCTTGACCCTGATCTTTTTTTGTTTCTAACCAATTTTCCCAAGTTTTTTTCCTATATTTACGTCTTTTCTCTTTTACTTGTTGATCTCTTTGTGCTTGAGTAGCCTTAAACTGTGCAACTTCCCTTGCTATAAATTCTGCTTCTTTTTTGTCACTTGTATTAGAATCAGATATTGTGGCAGTTGCACGTTCTTGTTCAGTTTGGTTTTTAGCATCTCTGCCTGTAGCAATAGGAAGTAAGTCTTTATTCCAGTGTGGTGATTTTGTTGATGGTGCATTACCTTTTCTACCTAGCACCCCACCCATTTGTCTATCTTTTTGGCTTGTTTTCTCATTACCAGATGAAATAGTTACATCTTCGGCTGTTCTTGCCACTTTCTCTCCATTCCTCGTCATAGGTGTTCCCACACCATGTCCTCTTTCCCTTACTTGTGGTTTAATATGATTAGCTTCTAGTATGTGTTTTTCTGGTTCTGCACTTGATCTTGGTTTTCCTTCATTCCTAAAAGCCTTATTTTCTAACCACACCCTCATGATTTTGTTCTTCAAAGCCTTCCATTGTATAGGCTTATCTAGATGAGTTTGATAGTTGTTTTCAGAATTAGGTGACTCTGGTCTCACTTTTTTTGGAATTTTCTTTGATGAACGTTTTTTTAACCAAGATTTATACATATTTAATGATGCATATCTTTTTGCTTCTTCCAATATTTTTTTACCCTCTTTTGTTAGTTTTTCCTCTTTAGCCTTCTCTAACCATGATTCCCATGATTTTAACTTCTCAACTTCTTTAAGTTCCCCATCAGTTAGTTCTTCAAGTGACTCTTCCTCACTCTCAGACTGATCTTTAGGTTTTAAATTTTCAATCATTTCATGTAATTTTCTTTTTGCCATATCTCTTTCTGCACGAGCTCTCCAAGTAGGTATGTTTTTACTCTTTGGTGGGGGTGGTGCAACTGGTGTTGAACCAATATGTCCTCCTCTTTCGTCTGTTGGGGCTCTATTTTTATAATCGTCTTCTGGTGATCCAATTTTTCTTGGTTTATCTGCTTTTGGTGCTGTTACCATGATTACTATTCCTGTATTTAATATATAAAGTTAACCGAATAATGCCTTTTTGAGACCTTCCGACACATCCATAACGTGCCAACCACCACCAGAATTTACAGCTTTACAAGCCAAAACCAAACTATCTGGGTAATCATCATGTTCATCAGAACGAATTTTCATTATTCCAGTTTCAGTGTACTCCCTTCTTAAATAAGACAATTGATACACCAATTTATTTATATCTTTCAGTTTGATTTTATGGTTTTCAAATAATAATCTTAAATTCTTATACATTTCAGCTTTTTGTTGTAGAGAAAATATAACACCCTGACATGGTAAATCTTGCTCTCTTGCTAAGTCAACTAACCCTCCTCCAAGACCTGTTTCATCCACAAATACTCTTTCTAACCCATAGTTTCTTACAAGTTCACCTACCCTACCACACACATCTACCACATTTGATTGTGCTTCGGCTTCTACATCTTCAACGAAAACTGTATCATTTTCATCAACCCCTATAACTGTAAAAACCGTTTCATCTCTACCTGTTCTTGCTATATCAACACCCATATAATATCTTACTCTACCTTTTGGTTTAAAGTCAGTTATTGCTTCTTTAATCAATGAGTTTGGTATAAGTGCATTACCAATATCTAAGAACTCTCCTTCAACCTCTTGTACATATTCATCTCTAGTTAATTTTTTAATCTCTTCTACAAACGTTGGGTCTTCTTGAATGAGTGGAGAATCTGTTGATTTTACATGAAATTCTCTCCACATACCATCTGGATTGGTTGGTTTTGAATTCTGACACGCTTCGAAGAAATATCCAGATTTACTGAATGGCGTGGATGTTAACCATACTCTAGCATGAGTTGCCATACCAGAAGGTAGAAATGCTTTAAGAATACTGGTTTTAATGAAAGAACACTCGTCAGCAATTATACAGTGTGGTGAATAACCTCTCAATGATGTACCTGTTTCACCTGTTGCTCTTGTGATTATCTTTGACATTCCTCTACCATCTAAGAAGTTAACCCACATTTCAGATTGTGTATTACGTACAATCATTCCTTTTAAAAATTCATTATTAACAATTAAACTTCTTATTCTATCGAACATGATTGTTGCCTGATTTTGTGTCGGTGCAGCTATTACAATTATACACTCGTTTTTCACGGTTTCTAACATAATTGGAGCAAAGAAAGCAAAATGAATAGCTTTCACAGCTGTTGACATTGTTTTACCAACCTGTCTTCCACTACGATATACTATAAATCTGTCTTGACAGTTTACATATTTTTGGTTATAATCAAATAGTTTATGGTCTAAAAAAACCTCACTGAATTTACTTGGGTTTGTTGCACAGTCAGCCACAGTTTGCATGAATTGTTCTCTTTCTTCAACTTCTTCATTTGTTGGTCTTGTCATGGGCATATCCTCGTTGATGCAGTAAATAGACTTTGTTCACAGTTCCTAGGTATCTCTTGAACTATTGGGGTTTCATAAAATATAGTTCCATAAATAAGTGTTAGAAAGAATATAAACAATGGTATTATCCATATCCATTTTGTAAAAATCACAAATTTCCACTCTTCTGTGCTTTTATCTGTTTAAATATGTTAGCTATATCACCTTCTTTATTGTATTGTTTTTCTTCTGTTATTGTTATTTTACTGTTTAATTCATTTATTGATTTTACTATATCAAGTAATGTTTTAATTTCAGATTTTGTGTTTCTATCAGGTATGTTACCATCCATTTTTGCCTGTGTGAGAGCCATTAAAACATTCTCAAATGATATCTTTGCAATCATATCCATCATTGCTTTTATATCTTCTGGGTTTCTTGTATCTATCTCATTTATGAATTTTAAGAAATCTTCTCTAATTGCACAGACAGCCCCAGCTTCATATTTAGGACATTTACCATTTCCACCATCTGCGACTGATCTATAAACACACTGATCACATAATGCTGGTATGTTTGCTGATTTGAAGTGTTTTGTTGAGTTAAAAGGGCTTATCAGTTTTCTCTTATCAGCAGAAACGATATCTTTTCCATTTATTGTCTTAATTTTGAATAAATCATGAGTTTCATCCATTATATAACAGTTTATTTACGAACATTTAAAGTTTTTCACTCTCCAACAAGCTTATGACATAAACATTCACATTTTAGACCAAACTGAACTACCTTACAATCATAATGTGTATGTGTTACACATTCAGGTGATATGTGCCTTATTTTTTGTCTGTCCATTTTTCTCTGTTATCTTCAAAGCAAACAGAAGCATATGGACACATACCGTCACAAAGAAAACACTTTGTTCTCTCTGGTAGATATTCTTCTGTCATTGCAGTTTTTATTATGTTTGATTTTTGTATCATATCGACTAGTGTCTCTTCAATAGGTCTTAGTTTAAATGAGATAACAACTGGTTTGTCTCGTTTATCCTTTTCTATTCTATTAGAGATGTACACCACAGCCCCAAACTCTGCATCTATATCATAACATTTTTTCAACAAAACTCTATATCTGTTTATTTGGTCTCTATGAGAATCACTTACTTTTGAGGTTGCTCTACTAAAATAGTCTATTGAACCTGTTGTTTTTTTATCAGCTATTACCCACTTACCACCGATTCTAAGTAGATCATCTATACTTCCATAAATTATATCTAATTGTCTTGGATCATCTAAAGGTATTTTTAACGCTTCCTCTCTCGTTAATGATTCATCTCTAACATAATCGTATGCCAAAAACTTTTCATGGTGTTCGTCAACTGCTATTTGTGAATTTGAATGTACAACTTGACCAAAATAAAGTGATTTCATATCTTCTGTTGAAGACCCTTGTTGAGGTAAAACTTTCTTATAGATAACGTTTCTCATACATGGTTTTATGATATCTGAAACATGAATTTGACCCAACCTTTCAGTTCTCATTGCTTCCATTTGGGAACGTCTAAATTGAAAATAAACTTCGTTGTTTATATCATCTATTTTTAACATATATGCACTTATTGTGCCTATTATATAAGTCTATTTAGTAACTTCCAATGTTTGTACAGTCGCAACCTTCTGAATCACAAATTGTGTTTCCCTCATGATCTCTTTGGGGGTGTCCACATTCTGCACAAGTTCCACTTGCAACTATTTTTATGTCTGTCATTAATAACTCTCCTCAATTACAAAGTTAAAAGTTTTCGTCTGTTCTGAAATAGCCCCACTTGAGTCTTTTAACTCTACTTCGCCTGACCAATTACCAGCATTTGCTATGACTGTATCGGCTGTTACTAGAGTATAACTGATAATTCCACTGGATCTAGTGGTATAAACTATATTTCCATTGATAAGAAGAGTTCCATCAGGCTTCCAAACCTTCCATTTTCCAGTTGAATATGTAACTGTATTTGATAGATTTTTAGCTGTTCCACCATCATCTGTAATAGTTAATTGTAATGTAATCAAGCTACCAGCTTTTACTCTAAATTCTGTCGATCTTCCTACCATATTCATACTCATCTAATTTCCACCTTCAATACTCTCTTCTGTGTCTCCACTACTTATATTTTGTGAAGAATCACCTGTTGATTCACTCTCACTACTAATACCTGTACCTGTGGATTGTGATGAATCTGTGACCG